GAGATCTCCTCCCAGCTCCACCCCGCAGGCTTTTTAACATGGCCAACAACCTCCTACAGGAGGCCCTAGGCGGTAGTCGCCTGAGGGTTTTGGCGCTCGATCCAGGCGAGACTACAGGCGCCTGTGTATTCCATGGACCCCACCTCTTCGATGCCCGTCAGATTCCGACAGGGCTGATGCCTTTAGCTGCCGTAGAAGTCTGTCACTACATCCAAGGGTTCGATCCTGACGTCGTAGTCATAGAGGACTATCGCGTCTATAGCTGGAAGACCAAAGATCACGCATGGGCTGGTTTGCATACTCCTCGCCTCATAGGCGCAACGGAGTATATCTGCCACCAGCTCCTCAAGCCCCTTGTCAAGCAGACTGCTCAACAGGGGAAAGGATTCTGTACCGACGATAAACTTAAGGCATGGGGGGTGTACCAAATAAACCAGAAGCACGCCCGTGATGCAATAAGACATGCATGTTACTACCTATTGTTCACCGTTGCAAAACTGCATATCCCCGGAGGTAAGCCGTTATGACCGCAAAGAAACTCAGGCCCAAGGATCCCTATTTCTCAGCTGCCAACTCGAAGGATCTGGTCGCCCAAAGCAAGCTCGACCTTTCCCTCGTGCCGGAGACAGCAATCATCGCCGAGGCGTTGGCCTTCCTCGAGGGGGCTTTGAAGTATGGCCGTTACAACTGGCGGATGGCACCTGTCAAGATGTCTGTGTACTACTCGGCCTTGCTGCGCCATGCCCTGAAACTCCACGCTGGTGATCTGGTCGACTCGAAGACCTTTCTTTCACACCTGGGCTATATCAGATGCTGCGCCGGTATCATGATCGATGCTCTCCACCATGGCACACTCATCGATGATCGTCCGCCGCGTGGTCGAGTGGATCCCGATATCGAAGGCTATCTGGATCACGACGTCGTCAAGCTGGTGGAGCACCTGCAGGAGCTCTTCAAGAAGGAAGAGCCGAAGCAATACACCATCAAGGATGTATTCACGAAGCCGAAACAGCTTAGACAAAGGCGCTCACGGGGCGGCCGTAGGGGGTAGCTAGTATGGCCGAAGATTGGACAAGCGAGTACACCCGGCTGATCGAAGACTGTGAGAAGCGGGAGAGCCGTCTTACGGAGTGGGAGCGTGAGTTCCTTGATTCCATTCGTACCAGGATCGAAGGTGGGACACCTCTCACTCCGAAGCAGTCGGAGACACTTGATAGCATCTGGGAGCGAGTAACATCACGGGGGTAGCTAGTATGGCGACAAGTCTTCAGAGACTCAAAGGACATGGGGGGATGTTCAACCTCAAAGGTCAAGTCTATGGAGACTTGACCGTCCTGAAGTTGTTACCCCAACGTCATAATCGGAAACGAATGTGGCTCTGTCGTTGTGTATGCGGCGTCGAACTAGGAGTCAGGCATGACTATCTTCTCCACACTAATAGTCCCAAGCGTCACTGTGGTTGCAAAAATCGTGGACTGCCAACTCTTCATCCGCAGGAGTACCACATCTGGAACTCCATGCTTAGGCGATGCAATGTACAGAATCACGTTGGATACCCCCAGTATGGTGGTCGAGGTATCCGCGTTTGTCCTGAATGGTCTGATCCCAAAACCGGGTTCGAAGCCTTCCTCACCTACATTGGAAAACGCCCCTCAAGTGATCACAGCCTTGATCGGAAAGAGGTTAATGGTAATTATGAACCCGGAAACGTTTCCTGGCAGACGGCTAAGCATCAAGCCCGCAATAAGCGCAACTCGATATTCCTCCCTCATCCTAGCACTGGGGAGCTGGTTCCGGCTGCCCAAGTTGCGGAGGAGTTCTTCAAAGGGTCGTACCAAGCGATGAGAGCAAAGTACGTAAGAGAGGGCAAATGGCCAACAGATAAAGGACTTACATGAGCGAAGAGAATAGACCCGTACAAGTGTTCGGACAGATCAATCCAGACGACAAGACCAAACTCAAGGAGGCTTTCCTCAACATCCTTGATATGGTACGTATCAAGATCGAGGAGGGCCAGGTGGACTCGTTGCTCTTCGTCATGGTAGCCCCGGATCCTAAGGTGGGAGGCGACAAGGCGTACACAGGAAGCCGCTTCATAGTTAGCCCGCGCCACCTTGACTTGGTTGACGATGCCTACCGCGCGGCAATTGACAGCTTAGCCGATCTGTATGGGTATAGACCAGAAGACATCCGAAAAATGCGGGCGGATAGTAGCAATAGCAAAAGGTGATCCTCCAAGACCTCAATATATCGGCGGCGTGGGAGTCGGCTGTCCCGTTCCAGAGGGAAGACGCCGACTTCGCAGCTAGGAACAACTCTGTTGTGCTGGGCCATCAGACTGGTCTCGGGAAGACCTTCATCAGCCTTTTAGCATGGTCGAAATGGCCTAAAGCCAACAAGGCGCTCATCTGTGGTACCCTCGGCTCGATGGCCACTTGGTACAAAGTCATGACTCGATGGGGTGGTGTCGAACCCAAGTTCATCCAAGGTAAAGGTGATCCACTCTGGTCTGAGGCTCTGGCTGCCAGGGAAGGTGTGTACATGTGTACATATATGACCTTTCTCTATAACATGAAGACCATCGTCAGAGGTAAGCCTCACTTTGACCTCCTCGTGAACGACGAGCTGCATCGAATGATGCGTACTCGGAACAAGATGTGGGAGAACTTCAAGCGGTTGGACTTCGAGCATTATCTTGGGCTATCGGCTACCTGGGCCTCGAGGGGTCCTCAGGACTGTTATCCCGTACTCAATCTCGTAAACCATCAGACCTTCTCGTCGTATTGGAGATTTGTCAACACTTGGTGCTACGTGGAAAAAAGTTCCTATGGCACAGAGATATTTGGCGTCCGCAATGCGGAGAATCTCCGAGCTATGCTCCATGAAAGGTACTATAGGGCTAGAACATGGCCTGAAGTTGGGAGTCAGTTCCGCAAAGGGGAGTTTGCCTCTGCTAATCCCGTGATACGTCGGGTCGAAGAAGTCCTCATGGGTAAACAGCAGACTAAGCTCATCCGAGAGCTGGATGCTGAGATGATTGTCGAGCTTGGGCCGGACAGAGTTGTAACACCTAACTCTCTGGCCTTGTTGACTCGTAAGCTGCAGATGGCGATTAGTCCCCGAATCCTAATGCCCTCGGCTGAAGTTGGTGGAGTAATTGACTGGATGGTTAATACTATCTCGGACGATCCGCATACCGTTGTATTCTGCCCTTTCCGTGAAGCGTTGGATGTTCTTCGTCAGGCCCTTATTGACGACAAGTACCCCCAGGAGAAGATCTTTATCTTCCGTGGCGGGATGCGCCCCGAGGAAATTCTAGCACAGGTCGCCGAATGGAAACGCGTCCGAGGCGTGGCTCTGGTCACAATCGCCTTTGCACAAAGTTTTGACCTGGATACTACGGATACAGCATATATGCTCGGCTTCGATTGGGATCCGAATAACAACTACCAAGCCGAAGGTAGGTTGAGGAGATTTGATACCATACTGCAGACGCCCTGTATGGTTAGATACCTTATCCCTGAAGGTTCGGACTACCAGGAGGTGATGGAAGTAGTTGACGGGAAGGTAATGAATGTCCGAGAGTTCCTCGCGGGATACGGTAAGATTCATGTTAGACAGGCCCATCAAATTCCTATGGTCAACTACTTGTAGACCTCCTTTGTTTGCCTATATAATTGAGGTATAGGATGAATTAAGGGTTCGAGCTACTCTCACCCGGCCACACAAAGGCAACCAACAGGAGGTTTAGTGCTAGATGTACCTGTCCAGGCAGTCAGCCTGGAGCACCTAAGAGTTCACCTCGCCGAGGAACAGTCACCGTTCATGTTACGGACGAGTGATCGGATCCTCTTCAAGCGCTGTCGTAGGTTGTGGGGGTGGATGTCACATCTCCGTCAAGGTCGTAGACTCCAAGAGAACGCCGACTACTTGTGGTTTGGTACCGGTATACACTATGCCTTGGAGGACTATCACGGCTTGAATCTTTACGGTCATCCAGCCAAAGCGTTCATTGCGTTCGTCGAAGCCACTCGAGCAGCAGAAATGTTACCTGCTACATGGCAGGAGCACCTGCAATTGGGTATAGTACTGATGACGTATTACGCGGAGGAGTGGCTGTCATGCAGACCAGCGCTCGATACGTATGAACTCCTGGGAGTACCCCAAGTCGAGGTTAACGGAGCAATTGATCTTGGCGTACGCACGCCAGATGGGCGAAGAGTTCTTTACGGCTTCACACTTGACCGGGTCATTACTGACGACTTCGGCCGTCTTTGGATTGTCGAGTACAAGACCGCCAAGCAGATTCGCGTGCTACATCTCGATGTCGACGAGCAGATTACGGCATATTGTTGGTCCGCTTGGCGTCTCTACGGAGTACATGTTGCAGGCGTGGTGTACCAACAGTTTGCGAAGCGCATGCCACTACTCCCTAAAGTACTGGCCACAGGAAGAGTTTCTACTGACGTGCGCCAGGCGACTTCCGCCGCACTCTATTCTCGACTGCTTGTGGACATGTACGGAGGTCTTGATACCAGCCCGAACGAGAACATCATTGCTCTGAACAAGATCCGTATGACGGAGGACGAGGATCGAGACAGATTCATTGTCCGACACCGTATAGAGCGCAATGAGATGCAGCTCTTATCCTTCGAGCAGAAGGTTCTTCTGGAGCTGGAAGACATCGCCAACCTCAATCTCCCCATGTATCCGAATGCTACCAAAGATTGTGACAATATGTGCCCGTTGCAAGCGGCATGTATTGCTATGGACGACGGTTCGGATTGGGCCCAGATCCTCGATTCAATGACGATAATGACCGGAGACGGTCTTACAGGAAGAGAAAAGGAGCAAATCAGATGGCGCAACCTATTGCCCGAGCCTCAGGAAGTCCAGCTCCCGCCGGAGGGAGTGCAATACAGTCAGCTGTTAAGCAACCTGGAGCCAGTGTCGGAGGAAAACCAGCTGTCGCCGGAGGAAGCATTCAGCCAGGAAATCGGTCTGGGGCGATAGCGGGGGTAGTTGCGCAGCCCCAAGTTGGGGTTGCCCCGGCAGCTCCGAAGGTACCAGTTGGGCCTCCGTTCCAGATGCATGGACTGAGCGAGTACGACCGCTGGCTCAAGATGATCGCCTACGGCGACTATGGATCTGGCAAGACACGTCTCCTAGGGTCCGCTGTCTTGGTACCGGACATGAGAGACATCTTCATGATCGACGCCGAAGCTGGCGATCTCACGATCGCTACGGAGGAGTTGTTTACCCCCCTGAAGAAGCACTTCACTGTTGTCCGCGTGAAGGACTTCAAGGTCTACGCTCGAGTGCAGGAGTACCTCAAGCTCCACTGCTCTTTGCGGGATCAGCATACACCGGAGGCGGACAAGAAGCTGAAGGAGCTGGAGAAGCTCCTCATCCCGGAAGATCAGTACGAGCCGGATGCTCCGCCGAAGCGCTTCCGTACCGTTATTACGGACTCCCTGTCGGAGGTGGAGAGCTACTCGATGTACCAGTTATTGGGGGTCACCGATCGAACGCGCATCGATGAGGAGCTGGCGAACCCTGAGTGGTCTGAGTTCAAGCGGAACCACTCGCAAGTCCTCCGGGCCATCAGGGCTTACCGCGACCTGCCAATGCACGTACTCTTTACGGCCGCTGGAGCCTATGTCCAGGACGACGCCAAGAAGATGATCTGGATGCCGGCTCTCACCGGCAAGCTGGCGAGACAATGCCAGGGCTTCATGGACATCGTCGGCTTCATGTACGTGACCCAAGGGGAGAACAACACCAAAGTCCACAACATGCAAGTCCAGCCAAGCCGAACGATCAACGCGAAGTGTCGGTTCTCGAACTTCAAGCTCCTCGGTTGGCAGAATCCAACGATGCACTCGATCCTGGAGTCTGTAGGGCTGTTGGAGAAGGGGCTCGTAAAGGCCAAACAAGTTTAGCTACTTTACCTGAGAGACGGTTGGGCACTCAGGGGTCAACCAGACCGTTGACTGGAACGAAGTAAGTCCCGATCAACACACCACAACGAAAGGAACTGTCATGGCAAAACCGAAGCCGCAGGAAGCAGCGCCAGCAGTAGTAGCCCCGCAACAACCGGTACCCGCCGAAGAGGCAGCCGGTAGCGAAGGCGGCGGTAGCATGATGATCGATCTCTCCTCGGTGCCGGATGAGCAGGAACGTCCGGTCATACCGAGAGGGATCTACGCCGCAACCGTCGACGACGTCACGTTCGGGCACAGCCAAAGCAGCGGCAACCCGATGTGGACGTGGGTGTTCGAGCTGGCAGAGAGCGCGGGCGAGTACGCGGGTAGGAAGCTGTTCTTCCACACCCCGTTCGTCGAAGTGATGATGCCCCGCGTCAAGAAGGTGGTTTCGCGTGTGGCTCCCGAGCTGCTGCAAGGCCCGTTCGACCCCGAGAAGATCGCCAACGACGGCGTTCTGGTCGGCAAGGCGTGCCGTATCAGGCTCGATATCAAGCCGTACGAAGGGAAGCCCCGCAACAACGTCCGCGATGTGCTCCCGGCGGAAGAAGGCGCCGGCGGTGCGTTTCTCGCGGCTGGGCAATAACGGCTAGCACGTAGCCGGGCAAGTGCAACTGTTGAGGAACCCAGTCACCCATAAGGTGGCTGGGTTTATTGTGCGAAAGTCAACCGGAGAATAGTATGCGACAGCTCGGATTCGTCTTGTTGTCAGGCGGCGTCGATTCTTCCACGTGCCTGGCATACGCAGTGAGAGACTGCGGCCGCGGGAATGTCACAGCAATCTCGATCAACTATGGTCAGCGACACCAGAAGGAGCTATCGCAGGCGATGAAGATCGCCTCGTACTTCTCAGTCCCGCACGAGATCCACGACATCATCGGAATCCCTAAAGCCGGACTCACAGATCATCACGCTGTGATCCCCTCCGTGTCGTACGCGGAGCTGAAGGGAGTGTCGCCGACGTACGTTCCCTTCCGCAATGGCCAACTGATCTCTCGCATCGCCGGGATCGCAGCTCATCGCGTCGAACAACTGAACAAGGCGATCGAGATCGATCCGAGCTCAGAGACTGATGCCGACTGGGAAGGCCGGATCTACTTTGGTGCACATGCCGAAGATGCTGCTGGCGATGCGTATCCTGACTGTCGTCTCGACTTCGTTGGCGCCATGGGGGCAGCCGTGTACATCGGCACTTACCACCAAGTCCAGGTTTGTGCCCCCCTGATCCAGATGTACAAGGACGAGATCGTTCTTGCGGGCGAGAAGCTCGGTGTACCCTGGCATCTCACGTGGTCCTGCTACAAAGGCGAAGAGCTCCACTGTGGTATCTGTCCTACCTGCCGGGCTCGTAAGGCCGGCTTCCAGAAGGCCAAAGTCAAAGATCCCACGCTCTACAGAACTGTCGAACTCACCGACGATGTTCCGTTCTAGGAGGGTCTATGATCACCGCCGAACGGTATCATGACATCTCTTGTGGCCATCGCGTCTATGGTCACGAGTCCAAATGTGCTCATCTTCATGGGCACAACTATCGTGTCCACTTTACCTGTGCAGCCCCAGGCCTCGACGAGGTAGGTCGGGTGATCGACTTCTCGGTCATCAAAGAGAAGTTGTGTATGTGGCTCGAGGATGAGTGGGATCACCACTTCCTCGTCTGGCAAGAAGATCCTTGGTCGAACGATCTCGTATTGCTCGATCCCACTATCGTCGTGTTGCCATTCAATCCAACGGCGGAGAACATGGCAGACTTCCTCCTTCACATCATCGGCCCGAAACGACTCGAAGGGACTGGGGTCGAACTTATCCGCGTAGTGGTTGAAGAGACACGTAAGTGCTCCGCATCAGCATCGGAGTTACCGAATGTGCTCTTGGAGGAGATGGTCAAACGGCGAATAGCCAAAGGGGCCTAACATGTTCGGAACAAACCCTCTGAGTAAGCCTATCGAGAGTGATGGCCTGTATCTCGAAGTACAGGACATCTTCTCCACCATTCAAGGCGAGGGGCCATTTGCAGGTAAGCCAGCCGTCTTTCTTAGGCTAGCTGGCTGTAACCTCCGGTGCTTCTTCTGCGACACGGACTTCGAGAGTCGCCGAACAACTACGTCTCTCGGGAGGATCAAGAGTGACATTGAGCAACTCGCGTCACGAGACAAGATCGGCAAGACGGATCTGGTGGTTATAACCGGGGGCGAACCTCTTCTCCAGAATGTCATACCCCTGTGTTGGGTACTTGCAAAGGCTGGATTCCATGTCCAGTTCGAGACCGCCGGTACAGTCTGGGTTGAGGGCCTAGAGGATCTCATAGACCAAGGCAAAGTCTCCTTGGTTTGTTCACCTAAGACCCCTACAGTCCATGCTATGATCTGTCGTTGGTGTGGTGACTGGAAGTATCTCATTCGGGCGGGAGAAGTACTAGCATTAGATGGACTACCATTCATGTCGACCCAACTCCCGGGGAAAGAGGCTAAGATCAAGAGGCCGCCTAAACCCCTAGACACAGTTTGGCTTCAACCCTGCGAAGAGTACCAAGTGGGCTACCGGCTTAAGAGCGATGGTATTGTCGCTCCGCTGCGGAATCTCTCTGGTGCCGAATTAGCTGACCAAGAGGTGACGTCATCCGTCCGGGATGAAGAGGCGACTCAGCGCAACATCCGGCTCTGTGCTGAACTCGCCATGAAGTTCAACTACCGAGTTAGTCTGCAGCTCCATAAGCTGCTACATCTGCCATGACGACAAAACCACAGAGGATAAAGGCAATGGCCCGTAAGAGGACTACTAATCCCGTCCAGGATGCTGCCAATCTCATAGCCGCAGCACTGGAGACCCTCGGGTTCGACCTCGAGGAGGAGAACTTCGATGGAACACCAGAGCGATTCGTACGGTATCTCCTGGAGTACAAGAAGCCCTACGACACCAGCAAGGTACTTAAGGTGGACTTCACATCCACTCATATCGACAACGGGTACAAAGGGGTCCTGGTTCAATCAGGAATCCCCTTCCGAACGATCTGTCCCCACCATCTTCTTCCCGTCCTCGGGGTTTGCCACATCGGCTACATCCCCTCAACCAGAGTAGTTGGACTCTCGAAGCTGACCCGTATTGTCGAGGCTGTTGGGCATGAGCTTCCTCGGATGCAGGAGACATGTACGGATCTGATTGCAGACGCTCTGGAAGAGCACCTCGGAGCTAAGGGGGTAATGGTCGTTATAAAGGCAGATCACTCCTGCATGACTGGTAGAGGGGTCAAGGTACACCAGACTCCTACCTCCACTTCGACTGTAAGGGGGCTGTTCCGAGATGTAGCAGCCGCGAGGGAGGAGTTCTTCGAGTTGGTACGTATGGGAGCCCGGTCAAACTAAATGATGGTACTCCACTTGATACCATAGCTGGGACTGCTGTATAATAGGGTATAAGCTCGAATCCAATTCACCTGAGGAGGCCCGTAATGGCCCGCTTTGCTCCCGTAGTACCAATCCAGATCGCTCGTGAACTGCAGAGTGGTCCTAGGGACTATCTCGGCCGGTACCATCTGCTGCTGGCACACGACATCCTCGATAAGCCCGACGAGTACCGGGAGATCTACGGGAAGGTTCGCGAAGACTACCAGGATTCGTTCATCATCCTGGACAACTCGATCGTCGAGCTTGGGAAGGCAATGGAGCTGGAGGATCTGCTCGAGGCTGCATCTGTTGTCCCTCCGGACTGTATTGTCATACCCGACGTGATGGGAGACGGCGAAGCTACGAGGCAGATGGCGAAGGACTTCGTACGCAGATACTGTCAGTACTTCCAAGACAAACAGCAATTCGCCGATGAGGTTCCTTCTCTCCTGGGAGTATTGCAAGGGTCGAACGTCGATGACGCGATGGAGACCGTTGCAATGATGTACTCCCTCCCCATGGTGGACTACATCTCAGTTCCTCGCATATTCGCCAATGAGCAAGGGTCAAGAATGCCAGTATTACACGAGCTCATCCGGCGTGACACCTACAAGCTCTTTCGGGGTATCCACCTGCTTGGGTTCTCGAACAACATCCTCGATGACGTGTGCTGTGCGCGGATGCAGATTGTCAAAGGGATCGATTCTGCAGTCCCTATCCGCGCAGGTCTCAAGGGGATGGACATCTGTAATTCCATATCCAATCCAGAGTGGTCAACTGGACTGGGGCCCCGAGGAAGCTTTTGGGAGACTCCCGCGGAAGAGATACGCCGGGTGGTGAACATGCAGGGTATCTGGCACAATATCGATCAGTATCGGGAGTGGATTAAGGGGTAGGGAGTCGCGATGCTGTTCAAGCGACTCCTACCGAGTCCTGATAAGAAGTTCCCCCCTGAACCTTGTCCTGGATGCCCTGGTGGGTCGCGTCGAGTTGGGGCAAGAGGGACAGTAGACTCTCCCCTCGTGATCATTCTGGAAGCTCCAGGGACTGAGGAGTTGAAGTGGGGAGCTCCTATCTGTGGTCCGTCTGGCGACCTCCTAGATAAGTCTGTCCCAGAGGGCTATGACTTTGATGACGCCTACGTTATCAATGCCATGCAGTGTAGGCCTCCGAAGACGGATAATGTGCTTCGGGACAAGGACTTCAAGGCTAGAGCCTGTACCGCATGTCGAGGTAGAGTATTAGCCCAGGTTTTTGCTTATCCCCGTAGGTGTGTACTGGCAATGGGTGCCTACTCCAACATTTCACTGACGGGCGACTATGGCTACAAGATCACACAGAAGAGGGGTCAGCTCTATACTATTCGAGACCCTGACTCGGGACAGGAAGTTGTTGTCGTACCAACAGTACATCCTGCGTTCCTTCTTAGAGGATCGGGTAACCCCAAAGTCTTTAAGGACGATATCACCCTGGCAATGGGTATTACCTATGACGACCATCCAGTCCACGCTAGAACTTACAAGTGGGAAGAGCCGCATAATATTGTCCTCCGCGAACTTGAGGATCTCGCGGCGTACAGCCGCAAGGTTAAGAGCCTAGCTCAAAGACCCGAGGGTGTAGTAGTAGGGGCAGACATTGAGACCTCCGGTTTCAATCCGAAGGTTGATTACATCCTGAGTATCGGGTTCTACTTCCAGGATCCTTCGGACACAGCAGCTATTGTTCCGAAGGAAGCTCTCCAAGATCAGGCCTATTGTCATTATCTCCGCCAGCTGTTGTTCATGCCTGGTGTTAAATGGGTATGGCAGTTCGGGAAGTTCGACGAGGAGTTTCTGCACGAGGAGAAACTGCTCAGGCCAGAAGAGACCATCAATACGGAGGATACTGGGTTATTGTCCTACGCTCTTTCGGAGGCTACAAAGGACCACGATCTGGATGAGCAGGCTAAGAACGACCTTGGTATCCCCGAGCACAAAGGGATGCTCAAGAAGTGGGCCCCCAAGAGGAGCGATTCCTATGCTCTAGTGCCAGAGCCGGTGCTCTTTGACTACCTCGCTAAGGACTTAAAGAAGACCCTCCTTGTTTGGCGACATAAACGGCCTCAAGTTTCTGCAGACGCGAACCTGGAGAAGCTCTACACCCGGACTTTAGTACCTGCTAGCCATCTCCTCGCACAGATCGAGGGCTACGGGATAGAAGTTGACTGGGAATATGTTCGCCTCAATCGGGTTGAACTAGAGACTGAGCTTGCTGGGCTTGAGATGGAGCTCCAGGAATTGGTAGGATACCATGTGAACCCTAATTCACCTGGTGAGGTCTCGGCACTCCTGTATGATCGCTATGGTCTAAAAATCAAGGGGAGGAAGCCACAGGATACCACCAAGGAGACATTCGATAAGTTGCCTGATCATCCGGCAGTCAAGCTCGTCCGCCGGTATAGGTCAATGACTAAGATGCTCTCCACCTATGTGGCGGGTGTTGAAAAGCACGCAGTTGGGAATAGAGTGCATACGACGTTCAAGCTTCACGCGTCGACTACAGGTCGGTTATCTAGTTCCGAACCGAATATCCAGAATATCCCCCGGGAAGGCCGCTATCGTCGGATGTATTGCGCCAGGAAGGGATATATTCTATTGGAGGCTGACTACAACTCGGCCGAACTACGAATGCTCGCTGCTCTCTCAGGCGACGAGTTCCTAACCGGAGTATTTCTCGATGACAAACGGAACCTCCACGACGAAGTCTCTGTCGCCATGTATGGAGCGGGGTTCACTATTGACCAGCGAATACGTGCTAAAGCAATTAACTTCGGTATCCCGTACGGTCGGGAAGCATTCTCGGTCGCGGAAGAGTTTGATATATCTACTGCTGAGGCTCAGAGGCTTATCGACGCGTGGTTCGAGCGTGCGCCTCAGGCTGCCAAATTCATTAAGGGGTGCAGGCGTGCTCCGCTTGAAGGGCGTACCCTCATTACGGTATTTGGCCGTAAACGCAGACCGGGTGTAGTATCTCAGGAACGAATGCACGGACTGCAAAACGAGTTCGCTAACTTCTACATGCAGAGTACCATCTCGGATTTCATCCTTCACGTAGGGATGGAGGCTTTACCCCTTATTCAAGAGTACGGTGCACACTTCGTAAACTTAGTGCACGACTCGACTGTTGCGGAAGTTCCTGACGACCCCTCGGTTATAAGGAAGGTGGCAGAGATCATTAAGAGGGTGCAGGAAGAAGTACCAACGAAGTGGATTACTACACCGATTAAGTTTAAGGTAGACCTGAAGGTTGGTACTCATTGGGGACAAGCTCAGAGCTACGAGAAGTGGCTCGAGAGGGTGAGTGCGTCTTAACGTACTTAACGGGATAGAAATGGACAAACTGCTGCAAGCGTACTTTCGTGTGTCGAGATGCTGGAACGATCCTTCTCTGGCCATTAGGGAAAATATGACGGTTGAGAAGGCCCTCAAGCTCTTACGTCGTATTAGAGAGATGGCCCTCCGAACACCCGGGGGTGCTCCTCTGGCAAAGAGGGCCAACAAGTTAACTCGGGAGATCGTCGAGAAGCAAGTTGACTCGGAGACGATGGTTGGGTAGCCAGGACTCTCAAGTGACTCTTGCTGACTATCGCTGTGGTGCTATATAATAGGGTATGCTGATGAAAGGGACTCTATGAAGAGTTGGCCGCATCCAGTAGCAAGCCACAACATACATGCCATTCTTCGAGCTACACGGAACGAAGTCTGGCAGAGATTCCGTCTGTCGATCAAGGGTACACCGACAGAGGTCAAGCTGGAGCGGCTGGAGAGCTATCGTCTAGCCTATCCGGATGATCCTGACACCCGTGTTTGCATCGACAACTACATCAATGCTCTTCGTCGAGGTGGGCAATTGGACCTCGACAACAACGTGCAGAGGTGATGGCCGTGGGCAAAATCCGTTTGCCGAAGCAGAGCGAAGGCTGAGTCGGAACGACCGTATGAAGCGAATTGCCGTACAGTTTGAAGGTACAAGAAAAAGGCCGCTGCCGTCGTCAGCACATGGGGCTTCGCACGGTGTGATACATTTGGTAAAGAGTAAGGCACAAACGAATGACTGACAAACCCTTTAGGGTGCTGCTTGCTGCGGAGACTCCTGAGGATCTTCGGGCGTTCGAGCCTCATTATCCCTGCTTCGTATCGGACAAGATTGACGGTATACGAGGTCATAGGCGAAGCGAGTCAGTGATGAGTCGGACGATGACCCGTATCCCTTCAGCCTACGTCCAGAGGATATTCAACCGGGAGGAGTACGAGGGGTTCGATGGTGAGCTATTAGTACCGAAGCAACATGGGCCGACGATCTATCACGATACCTATTCAGCTGTCATGACACATGGCTCTGAGGAGCGTGTACGTTGGCATATCTTCGACCACACCAGAATTGACTTGCCGTACGAGAAGAGGTACGAGTACCTCCTAAAGTTTGCCCGCGATCATGCAGGATTTTTAGGACCTGAGGTTCTACTCGTTAACCAGATACTCGTCAGGAATCTGGACGATGTACTGGAGTACGAGAAGCAAGCGCTCGATGCCGGGCACGAAGGGGTTATCCTCAGACGTTTGGATGCTCCGTACAAGCAGGGGAGGTCAACAATCAAGCAGGGCTACTTGATGAAGCTGGCTCGATGGTTGACTTCAGAGGCCGTAATTGTCGGCTTCGAGGAGATGATGCACAATGACAACGTTGCTACGACAGATGCAAGAGGATTCACGAAGCGGTCCTCGCATCAAGCTGGTTTGCGTCCGTCCGGAATGCTCGGCGCGTTCATTGTCGAACATCGTGACTATGCGAAACCTTTCCGTCTCTCAGGGGAGATGGATCATGCGTTCCGTAAACACGCCTTCGACAATTTCGAGACCCACTACAAGGGGAAGATAGCTACCTTCAAGTACAAACCGTACGGAACGAAGGATGCTCCTCGCCAACCGATCTTCAAAGGCCTACGTTCTCCGGAGGACCTGTGAACGAACGCACTGTTTGGGTATTGACTAGAGCGATCAACGCATACGATCAGGATGGAGACTACTTCGTGGGTGTATTTTCCGAGAAGCCTACTGCGGAAGCCTTGCGGGCTCACCGTGTACCTGCCTCTGCAATAGAACATGTACTAAAAGGAGGGGGACGCGAGAAGTACGAGGAAGAGTGGTTCTACCTGAAGGAGATCCTTCCAGGGAGTGGGGCATGAAGATCGTCGTCTTTTCAGTAGGGTTGCTCATCTTCTGCTCGGCGTTCGGCTTGATTCTGAACCCTGCAAATCTCTGGTGGCATATTATTGGGGCGGCTCTCGTAGGAGTCTTCGTAATGGTTATAGCAGCCGTGCTAGTACCATGAAGACTATCGTTCCTGGACATCTCTACAGAGTGCCGTATCTCGAGCACCCAGGGTTTTTGCTGGTTAGATTCATTCGCCGGTCGTCGGATATGGTTTGTCATCCGCTTGAGTGGCCTGGTGTAAACACCCAGGAGCTCATCCGGGTATTAATCGATAGGACAGAGTATCTCAACTCCTTGGGACCATGCGAAGAGTCAGAGAACGCCATCTACTGGCTTACTATGGCACTCTACGAGTACGAAGCTAGAGCCTGGAGAAGGAAGCAACAGCTCCTGAACAAACGGGCTGATCCACAGGCTGTGACGGATAGAGTAGACGCATCCCGTCAGTTCTACCGAGATGTACCTTTTACGCCTCAGGAAGTTTTAGACCTCCCTGTAGGATCCGATGGACACGTAATCGTGGAGCCGAAATGAGCGAACTCAGCAAACTACTGGTCGAGGCAATAAAGCGTTCCAAGTCCTCCAACAGCGAATCCCCCGAGCGCAGGTTGCTGCGGGAGATTGTCAATGGCGGATGGTGCCTGAGCCGAGAGTTGCTGTATCGCGCACACGCCCTCCTCGCGCAGCCGGAGGGACAGAACAATGCAGCGCCGCAGGGATCAGCTACGCCGGTTCAATCTCCGCCAAGAGACTCCGACGTAGCCCCTGCGGTTGCTGCTCCATCAGAGAAGCTATCCCCAGGGCATGAGTATCCACACCACGGCTATGACTGCAAAGTGTGCTACCCAAACGGTGCCCCCTCAGAGAAGCCGCAGCTATCGGCCACGCCGAGAACGAACAAGGCACGCGCCTACATTGCAGCGGATGGTTCTATTTCAGGGGTTCTTGACGACATGGCCGCGCTTGAACTGGCATTGTCAGAGGCGAACAAGCGTATCGCTAAATTGGTGTCCATCAGCAACGTAAACGGGGACTGGACGCTAACCGTGCATCAGCTTCGAGAGGAGATCGCCGCGCTGCGGTCCGCAACTGCACCGCTGGACGAACTTGACCGGAGGCTATCGGAGCGGGCTAACAGGTACATGGGTACGGTGGAGGACTACTACCTGCATGGACTGTGGATAGCGCGCGAGGAAATCAAATCGCTTCGTGCCGCAGATAACCGGGTTGAGCGGGAGGGGAAAGGCTAGTGGGCTACAACAAATACGAGGTTTGGGCGCGCACCGGGAAGGGCATGGCGAAGAAGAAGAAAATAAGTCGCCTGCGCCGCCTGATGTTCAGGGGCAAGAACTCCGTCAAATGCGAGTATTGCAAACGCTATCTCAGCCGAGAGAACGCCACGTTCGATCACGTCGTCCCGCAATCGAAGGGCGGCTACCACAAACAGAAGAACGGCGCGCTGGCCTGCAAGCGATGCAACAACCTAAAGGGCAGCATGACGAAAGGCACCTTCCTGCAAGCGATCAGAGAAGGGCGCATCGTCCTGTGATTGCTGCACTTTCCACCCGCGCCGCATCCAAGGAGAAAGAATGAAACTTCCAGTCAAGACTGGGCCGAGCAGGAAAGACCCGGTGAACGGCGGCGAGTATCGCGTCCTGATGGATAGCGCGGGCGCGTGGCTGGCCGATGTACGGTATGAGCACGCCGAACAGATCGAAACTGCGCTCAACGCTTCGCCCGGTGAAGCTGAGCAGCGCACGCCGAGAGCGGATGCTATGGATTACATTGAATCTGATTGCGGCGGCACGCAGCCATTTAAGAAGTACATGGACGAAGATCAGGTGCGCCAGCTTGAGCAGGCGTTGGCGGAGGCGCAGAAAGACGCGGCGCGGTATAGGTGGTTGCCTGTCAGAATCTGTCAGGGAGACGAACTCTGTCTCACTGAGATGCCCATCAACCGCTGTGTCTATATAGTCAGAGGGTCTGAGATGTACAGCTTTGTACTACCTGAATTGCCACCTCCTGATCCTACTGCGGGAACAGGAGCGAAGAGTATTAACCGCATGTTACCCGACAAGGAGAAATGATATGGACCTCTATGAAGTCGCTAAGCATGTTCATCAGACGGCTGTTGACCACGGTTTCTGGGAAGGTCCGCAGAATAAGGCGGAGAAGATCTGTCTGATGCATTCGGAGCTCTCCGAGTGCCTCGAGGGAATTCGCAAACCAGGTCCCGACTCACACTGTCCTGAGTTCACACAGGAAGAAGTCGAGTTGGCGGATACTATCATCCGCATTCTCGACTACGCCTTCCATTACGGGCTCCGTCTGGAGGGGGCACTCGCCGTGAAGATGATCTACAACGATACTCGGCCGTACAAGCACGGTAAGGCGTTCTAGCACACCCTTGACACCTCTCGGGGGACCATCATTTGACACTTGATAACTCACTTAGTTTGCCTGTATAATTGAATCAGGCTTGAGAAAGGAGTTCACCATGAACAAGCCCGTTGCACTTGTAGGTACACCAGTCAATGTGTTCGCAGTCGTCGCACCCGGAGTCGATCCCGCCTCTGTCCTGCTCGTCCCTCACCTCATCAAGCTCGGCTGGAAGTTCGGTGATGTCCCTGTGGGAGACCTCATCGATCAGGTTCGGATGGTCGATGACCACTTGAAGGCCCTCGAAAAGTGGGTCGAGGGGGCAAGAGGGGTTTTGAAGCAAAAGCTCCCCGTTCCGGTGGCTGCAGGTGAAGAGACCGTTACTCGGGGTCACCTCTTCGAGGCACACTACTCCAAGTCCACGAGGACAGACGTCGATCGTGACAAGGTCAAAGCCCACTTCGGTGCTGAGTACCCGAACTTCTGCAAGACGTCTGAGATCCTGACTCTCAAGATCGTCCCAATTGCTCAGTCGCCTGGCGTTACTGGCTGACTCTCAATGGGCCCCCTACGCGGAATGAGCTACGGAGTCGCTGTGTCAGGTTTTGGCCAAGCGTCTGGCACACTCGTCGGTAGCGGCGGCTGGGGGCCCTTCCTTTTACCATGAACGAAGTCAAAGCTAAAGCCGGAGCTGTCACAACCATGCCCGCAACCCGAAAGAGTCGGAGCTGCTCCGAGTGCGACTGCAGCTGGAATCTCCCTCCCAACTTCCAGGAGGTCAAAAACGGAGCGACAGAACTCCTTGTCTTCTGTCTCCACGTCGGGGCGAGAGTCCAACTGACCGACGGAATCTACCCTCGTCTTGTATCAATCGTCCGAGGGAGTCAGGGGCTCTGCGGTTCTGGGGCTCGGTGGTGGACTCCTGCTGTAGAGCCTGTTCAGATCGGTGGCGTACCTTCGACGAAGAGGCAGCATTCCTCAGAGTACTACAAACCTAAGCTGGCGGCTCATCCGTCTCGTCCGCCACGCGAACCCTATAAGCTCCGGGAGAAGACATGATCGAGAGAGCTAGCCCGAAGGAATCCGGCTTCGACAACTTTACATCGTTCCAGCAGATCCAGCAGGTTCGCAAGCGCGATGGATCTTTGGTACCTTACGACTTCCACAAGCTCGAGGTCGCTATCGTCAAGGCGATGTACTCAGCTTTGGAGGCAAAGGATCCTGACAACGACTCTACGTTTATTGCCCGTAACGTCGAGAGTCAGTTCCGCCGAGCCGCAACATTAGTTATGCAGGCAAGTAGTGTACGGTCGGAATTGGCTCCTTCGGTGGAGTCCATCCAGGATGCCATCGAGCGTGAGCTTATGCTCCAGGGGTACACTCGTACTGCCAAGGCATTTATTTTGTATCGGGAGGAGCGTGCCAAACTACGCCAGGCTGAAGCCCTTGTACCAGATCATGTCAAGAAGCTGGCAGCCGGCAGCAAGGCGTACTTCCGAAATCCCCTCGCCGAGTTCATCTACTACCGGACTTATAGTCGGTGGAAGGACGACGAGAAGCGACGCGAGACCTGGATCGAGACCGTCGAGCGGTACATGGACTACATGAAGGGCCAAGTTGGAGTGGCTTTCAACGACATGGACTATGCCGAAGTCCATTCGGCTATCTTGTCGATGGAGGTGATGCCCTCCATGAGACTCATGTGGACGGCTGGGGCTGCAGTCGAGAAGACCGAAGTCTGTGCTTTCAACTGTGCCTTCATTGCTCCTACATGCATCCAGGACTTCGCAGAGATCCTCTACATTCTGGCGTGCGGTACCGGAGTCGGCTTCTCGGTGGAGGCAATGAACGTCCAGCAGTTGCCAATCGTCCAGTACCGGAACAAGAGTCTCGACCAAAAGTACGTCGTCGAGGACAGCAAAGAAGGCTGGGCGAATGCCCTAGCTCTGGGGATGAGCACTTGGTACGATGGTGGAGATGTGCAGTATGACTTCAGTCTTCTCCGTCCTGAAGGTGCCCGCCTCAAGACGATGGGTGGAAGGTCGTCTGGTCCGAAGCCTCTCATGGATCTGTTGTCCTTCGTCAAGCGGATCATCACCCGTAGCCGAGGACAACGTCTCTCTACGGTCGATGTACACGACATCATCTGCAAGATCGGTGATGCCATCGTGGCTGGCGGCGTCCGGAGGTCAGCACTTATTTCATTGTCCGATCTCACGGACGAGGGGATGCGCCACGCGAAGGAAGGTCACTTCCACATCTCTAACAACCAACGGCAGCTAGCCAACAACTCTGCGGTCTACAGGGAGAAGCCATCGGCCGAGATGTTCCTTCGGGAATGGCTAGCGCTCATCGAAAGCCACTCTGGGGAGCGGGGTATCTTCAACCGTGGTGGCCTTCTTGCGCAGATTCCTCATCGCCGGAGAGTCATGTGGGAGGGGATGGGAATGATCCAGGGAGATCAGCTCATCGAGCAAGTTGGTACGAACCCTTGTGGTGAGATCAACCTCCGGTCGAAGCAGTTCTGCAATCTGACCGAGGTGGTATGCCGAGAAGGGGACTCCGTCGCTGACCTTATCCGCAAAGTCCGGATTGCTTCTATCCTCGGCACGTTCCAATCTACCTTGACGAATTACCCCTATCTCTCCCCGCAGTGGCAATCGAACTGCGACGTGGAACATCTCTTGGGGGTGAGTCTCACGGGGCAGTGGGATTGCGTTGCGGTGCGGGATCCGAATGTGCTCAAGACGTTGAAGGATGAGGCTATCCACACCAACTTGGTGTACTCCCAGAAGTTGGGCATCGATCAGTCCACCGCAGTTACCTGCGTCAAACCTTCTGGGACTGTGTCACAATTAGTGGATGCTGCACCTGGGATGCACCCTCGGCATGCGCCTTTCTACATCCGACGTGTCCGCATCTCCTCTTCCGATCCTCTGTTCCGGATGCTCAAGGATCAAGGTCTTCCGTTCTTCCCGGAGGTCGGGCAAACGTTCGACTCGGCCAATACCTTTGTGTTCGAGTTTCCGGTCAAGACTCCGGAGAACCTGTATGCCAAGGTGTACAGCGCGGACCTTTCGGCTCTGCAACAGCTCGAGCACTGGAAGATGGTCAAGGAACACTATACGGAGCACAATCCCTCTGTAACTGTCTCTGTCGCGCCGAACGAGTGGGTCGACGTCGGCAACTGGGTCTGGCAGAACTGGGAAATCGTTGGTGGCCTCTCGTTCCTCCCAAGAGAGGATACGGTTTACCAACTGGCGCCCTATGAGGCCATCTCCGAGGAGAAGTACAAGGAGATGCTCAAGGCCTTCGAAGGTGTGGACTACTCCAAGATCGTCACGTACGAGAAGGAAGACAACACCGAGGGATCCAAGGAGCTCGCCTGTGTTTCGGGGGTCTGTGAGGTTTGACCTTGAAACTTGCTGATGGATTGTATCAGGTTACAACTCGGTACTTGTGTGCTGGGTTCATTGTCGAGGGAGGACATGTTGTGCGATGCGCTCCGATCCTTCGGCGGAGACTGGAGTACTGGGTAACTATAGCGAGGAGGGTGGGATGAAAGCAAGACTAAAGAAGATGCCGAAAGTCATGGATATTGCCCAGCGGAGGAAGTTCCAGGAGGCCCGTGATACGATGTATCGCCAGGCCCCACTGGAGGCCTTCTTCAGTGGGCTCCGAGCAATTCTTCCTACTCTAGGTAAGAAGTCTATTATTACCCTTGACGAGGCTGTCCGGAAAGTAGAGATGGTCCTTATGCGTCAGCCTCGTCCCTGGAGGAGCCACCAGAAATTCTGGAGGCGCGCTGCGAACCAAAGTCGATACGGGAGGCGTAATGGGCGTTTCTATCAGAATGCTTGATCACGGATACGTTCAGCTCATCGAGAGTTGGGGGTCGGACGAGGCAGTTATCGAGGCTGCTCGGATGTCCACTCAGAAGGAGATCCGGCTGTATGGCGAGACCGTCCGTCTGATGTTAGGCCTAGGGTTTCCTCGGACGATGGCTCTCTACGAGGAGGCACACAGCTCATGACTCCAGGGTCGGAATCAGGATTCGATCACATCTTTTGGTTGTGGGTCGCTTTTGTGTGTCTTGTGACCTACAACGTCGTGGCGGTCCATCTCATGGTCAAGATGTTTAGCGGTCTTCTCCGGTGGGCCCATGCAGTCACGGAGCACATTCAAGGACGCGACCCTCTAAAGCCACCTCCGCCCGGTGCACTATGAGTACGGACAGCGAGATCGTCCTCCCGTCGGGTGCCTTTGCATATATACGGGTGCTCAAAGCCCGTGATCTGCTTGCAGCAATGGCCCAAATGACGGTGGAGTCGGACAAGGACGTTGGTGTGATACTAATAACGCTTGGGGTAAAGATTGATGGGAAGAACCTTACGTACGATGAGGTTCTGGATATGGACCTCCGCGATTTTGTAGCCCTGCAAACTAAGATGGGTACATATCTCGTCGGGCCCGTAACGCGATAAGACTCTTGCAGACCCTTTAGGGACTACGTTATAATTAGGGAAGCTGCAGCGAAGCAGCATAACAGGAGAATGACATGACAGTGGACGACTGGAGAAAACTCGCACGCGAGCGGGTAGAAGGACGCTATCGCATCTGGAGAGCGTCGGGAGGACGTGAGATTCGCGTTTGCGACCTCACCTCGGAGCACCTCATCAACGCCCTGAACTGGATCGAGAAAGTTCGCTCCGGATCGGATCGGATCCCGAACAACGACCAGCGCACCGAGGACTACTTCTGGCTTCGCACCGAGGCGATGCGTCGGGGACTCCGCTGGAGAGTTTACTCCCAGGTTGCGCTACATGACGGTGACCTCAGGCTCGACAACGAGCTCGGCGGCGACCTCGCACTTTCGCTGACGGGTCGCTGCCCGGAGGACTGTACTCCTCCGTTGCACGATTTCCCCAAGGAGCCTGCGTGGAAACGATTCACCAAGTCCTCTCGACCGAGTCAGTTTCCGACTTACGAGGACATTGCTCGTGGCTACGGCGGCAAACACCCTACGGCTCGTGACGAGAAGGAGATGCCGTTACGCGATCTGGCCCCCGGCGGGAAGTTCAAGCTCCTCCCAACCTCTCCTCTGGTGATGAAGGGGAGCTCTCCTTCCTACATCTACATGAAGACAGTCCCAATTGGGATGACGGCCCAAGCATTGCGCGATCGCGGCTGTCGAATGGAGCACCTCTGGACGAGAGATGGGAACTTGAGTTCGGCGGACTCGACCGTCAGATGTCTTGTGGCCAATCTCGTTAAGGGGAATACGTTCTTGATCCCGGCCGACGAAGTGGTGATGCACTACGAAGGTCATCGCATCGGCTAGTTTTAGTACGTCCGAGCTCTGGCGGACGTTATAGTGTCCAGAGACGGTAG